GACTATCTAAAAGATTTGGCCAGCACAGTGGGCATCAACACCAGCAGTTTTGGAGAATTCAAAGACGCTGTGATGTCAGCCAATAGTGAAGTAAAAAAATTACAAAAAAATGTCAGCACAATGGGCATGGACGAGGATAGAAGTTTAGCACCTTCATTGAGAACATCTTTGACTTTGTATGAAAAAATAACCAAAGCCAGTGCCGCTGCTTTGTTAAACTTTAGAGCACAGAATCTTGAACAACTGAAATTAAAATTAAATTTGGAAAATGTGGGTAGCATATTGGTTGGCAGTATCAATCAGGGCATCAAGTCATTCGCAGATGGTTTGGCCAGAGCCTTGGTGTATGGAGAAAAAATCAAAATCACATTTCAAGACATTGTGAAAGATTTCTTGAGCAAAATGATCAGTTATGCGATAGAAATTGCCGCAAGAAAAGCCATTGAATATGGTTTGGAAATAGCCATTGCCAAAATTAAAGATTATCGCAAACAGCAAGAACAACAGATCAGTCAAAGCATAGCACAACAAAATAGATTGTTGGCCACACAGATAGCCTATCAAACCACTCTGGCTGCTATGGGAGGTGGCAGAGGTGGTGGTGGTGGCAGCAGCGGTTTTCTCAACACAGCACTCACAATAGCCAAATTCTTTTTTGCAGATGGTGGCACAGCACTGGGTGGCAGACCAGCCATTGTGGGCGAACGAGGTCCAGAATTATACATACCCAGACAGACTGGCACCATTATACCCAACGACAACTTGGGCATGGGCGCCACCACTGTGAATTTCAACATCAACACTGTGGATGCCAAAGGATTGGATGAAGTGCTGTTGAATCGTCGCAGCACCATAGTGGGCATCATCAACGAAGCAACCAACCGTAGAGGCAGAATAGGAGTCACACAATAATGGCCAGCATAGGAGCACTCACAACATTTTACAGCGCACAAACACCGCAAATCACAGTGACTGATACCACATTGGGTATTCGTGCTGTGAACTTTGTACAACGCACAGAAACAAAAATTTCAGTAACTGAAAGTGGTCGCAGTGTGAGAACCAGCAACAGCACCACACTTTGGGGAGGCACTTTGGAGTTTGCAGTAGGCACACAGTCAGATGTCAAAGTGTTAAAAGGTTTCATCGCCAAAGCCAGAGGTTCTCTCAATGATTTCACAGTGATCATTCCTGGTGTGAGCGAACATCACGGTGTGGACAATGGCAACCCCACATTCACAGTGGTAGGCAACACAGCAGCGGGGGCTACTAGTATCACAGTGAATGGAACCAGTGCAGGTGTGATTGCTGGCACCACTTGGCCTGTGGGTATGGTGATTAAATTTGCCAATCACAGCAAAGTTTACATGGTCACCAACAGCAACATTTGGAGCAGCAACAGCAACAAAACAGTGACCATTGAGCCACCACTCACATCGGCCATTACGAACACAGAAGGCATCACCTATGACAATGTGCCTTTCAAAATGTATGCTGTGAATGACATACAAGAATATGCCTACACCAATCAAGGTGTGGTCAGTTTTAGACTGGATGTATTGGAGGCACTGTAATGGTGAGATCACTCACAGGCGCACAAAACACATATTTGGCCAACAACAGTCTCACCAGCATACTGTTGATTGACATTGATTTGAGCACCGGCAGCACTATAAGATTCACAGATGGTCCTTATGATGTGACTTTTGCTGGCAACACCTATTCAGCACAAGGCAATTTTTTAAACATATCAGACACAGATGAGCAGGCAGATGTGCAGATCACCAATTGTATAATGAAGATCAGCGCTCTAACTCTGTCCAATATCACTCAATTTGCTGTGAGCAGCCAAATCAATCAAATGGTGGTGATACGCAGAGCCTTTATCAATCAAACCACCAATCTGTTGTTGGGAGACAGTGCTGGAGATAATGCAGTGATCATATTCAAAGGTCGCATCAGTGGTTACAGTGTGACCAGTCAACAAACCACTGCTGAAATCACACTGCAAATCAGCAGTCAATTTGTGAATTTTGAAAGACGCAATGGGAGAAAAACTAATCTACAAAACTTTCAAATCGAACATCCTAATGATTTCGGTATGGAGTTTTCTCACATATCACTGCGTGACATACGTTGGGGCAAAGTATAATGATAGTGAGACCTTTACAAATCACAGAATTAGAGCAGTTTATGCCATTGGTGAGAGCACACGGTGAAGCGGCACAACTGCAATCACACGATCCTTTGGATGAAAATTACTGTATGGAAAGATTAAGACAGGCCATGATTGATCCCAATTACAAAATATTTGTGGCTGAACACCATAATGAATTGGTGGGCTATGCGGCAGCACAGGTCACTCACAAAGTGTACAACACCAGAGTGCTGGGCAACATTGTGATGTTTTTTGTGCAGCCCAATCAACGCAATGGTCAGGTGAGTGAAGCACTGTGGCAGGCTTGTGAAGATTTTTTTGTGGATTGTGATGCATATGCTATGATGGCCCAAGTGCTGGCACACACAGCAGATTTTACCAAAACAGAATCATTTGTGCATAAAGCCAAACAGTTTTATGAGCACAAAGGGCTGAATGAAATTGGTCACATTTATATGAAAGGACTCTAATGGGCGGTGTAGTAGCATCCATCACAAAACCAATCAGTAAAGTGTTCAAAACAGTGACCAACTTTGTGGGTGATTTTTTTTCATTCAATGTGAAACCTATGGGAGCACCTGATCTGCCCAATATTCAAACTGCTGAACAGGAGCAGGGCATTCTGTTGAATAAAACAGGCACCTCATTGAACATACCTGTGGTGTATGGTTATCGTCGTGTGGGCGGCAGCATCATATTTGTGGAAACCAATGGCAGCACCAATGCCTATCTGTATGTGGTGTATGTGTTCTGCGAAGGTGAAATAGGTGCGTACAAAAATATTAGAATTGATGATGAGGATCTACCAGTGCCCGCACAGCAATTTCACGATGTAAATCAAGTGGTCACTGTGAGCCAAGGACGCTATGCTGATCGTGTGCAGTATGAATTGTTCACTGGCACAGACTCTCAAGCACAGAGCACACTGCTAACAGAAACACCCAGTTGGCCCACTAAGAATAGAAAACTGCCTGGTGTGGCCTATGGCGTGTTTAGATACGAATGGCGAGCCATCAACAGTCAAGCAGACGCTGATAGTAATCCATTTCAAGGTGGTGTGCCACAAGTGCAGGTGGATATGTGCGGACGCAAGGTGTTTGACATCAGCACTCACAGCACAGGCAGTCAGTTGACCAACACCTATGAGAACCTATTCAAAACCTATGGCACTCACGCCAGCAATCCAGTGAATTGTTTGCTGGACTACTTGATGAATCCTAGATATGGTTGTGGCATCAGCAGAGACGAAATAGAAGCCAGCAGATTCAAAATTGCTGCGGCCAAATTAGCACAAACAGTGACCTATGACACGGCACAGGAAAAGTCAGGACCTGCTATGTTGTGTTATGCTGTGATAGACACCAAACAAAAATTATTTGACAATGTTAAAATATTAGTGGGTGCCTGCAGAAGCATGATGCCTTATGTGCAGGGCAGGTATAGACTGGTGGTGGAAGACGCAGGACATCCTACAGATATCACCAGCAGTGTGGTAACCATTGCATTTGATGTGAACAAAACACACATAGTGGGTCCAGTCACACTGACAGGCGAAATGAAAACCACCAAATACAATCAAGTGATTGTGAATTATGTGGATCCAAATTTAGATTTTACACCACAACAAGCAGTGTTCAGAGTGGATGGCGATGTGACTGCAGATGAAGATGAAGAATTGAGTGCTGAATTCACATTCAACACAGTGCCAGACTACAACATTGCAAGAGATTTGGCCAGAATGATCTATCTCAAGAGTCGCACTCAAAACAATATTGAAATAACCTGCACCCAAGAATTATTGGATGTGATACCAGGAGATGTGATTAGAGTTAGTTTGGACACATTGAATCTTAGCCTCAACAAATTTAGAGTAATTAATATGCGTTTAAGACCAGATGGATTGATAGACATATCTGGCACACAGCATGTGGACACCAATTATCCCTATGTGAAAACAGATGCACCAGACATACCGCCCACGCCTGTGTTGCCCAAAACAGTGGTGCCTGCAGTGGTTGTGAACACTCCTGTGGTCACACCTGTGGTACAGAGCACTGTGGTGGTGCCACCCGTGGTCACAGATGTCACACCGCGCATTGGAACACCGTGGTACACACCTTCTACATTACTAGAAATAGATGAAAGCACAGCACAGAATCCATGTATTAGACGCAAACAACCAGCCAGCGATTTTCTCAGTCAGGCCAGTCAAGGTCTTATAACCTTTGTGCAAAACAAAGATGGTGCAGGTGTGGGTTATCCTTATTTTGGTGCTAGGACCACCAGTTTAAGATTCAAACAACCTCAGGACGAGGGTGTGAAATCATTGTTGATCCAAGTGTTTTCAGGCAGCACACTATTGGTACAACACGTGAGACCATTTCCTCGTATTAACAATTCTGCGATTGATGAACCTATTGTGTTGGCCAAAGGATTGTCCTACAAACTGCGTTATATCAAAGTGACCAGCACAGGTGAAAAAGAATACAGAATAGGTGGGGATCTCAGCCCCAGTCCTATTTTATTCAATGGCTATACCTACAAAGTGGCTGGAGCATCCATCACAGATTTTAGTATAGAAGGTTTCATTAACTTTTTATCAGACAACGATGCCCAAATCCCTAGAGCACAGGGCACACAATCATTGGGAGGTTAACAAATGCCAGGCACAGGATTTTTTGATTCCACCACCAACACATACAGAACAAAGGGCACCGAGACGTGGGCTACCTATGCCAGTTGGAATGCCTTTACCACTTGGGCTGGCACAGCCAACAGCAGTCTCACATTCACCACACAGGTACAGGACACCAGCACAGCAGACTTTTACAATGTGATCACCAAGGTAGAAGCCAGTTTGCCAGTGACCACAGTGATTCGCACCGGCACCGCTGTGGACAGTGCAGGAGCGATTGTGTCACCCACCACCAGCACAGTCACACCCAGCACCAATCCTGTCTCAGCCATATATGGTAGATATTTTGAATTGGACATCAATCTCAGTCAAAGCAGTGCAGCAGATGTGGAGCCCATCATATCCAGTGTGGATGTGCAATTCAACAACAGAGTAGAGAGCATCACCCGTGCTGACATTGTGACCAGCACCCTGCCAGGTTCAGTGGGTGAACGTGATCTAGTGTTTGATGTGAATGTGGGCAAAATCAAAACGGTAATAACTCAAGCACACAAACAAAATTTAGGTGATTCAGCACAGGATTCTGAAGTGCCCATTGTGCTGGTAGATAAAACTGTGAGCCCTGTGGTGTTAAATATATACGATGCCGACAGTTATGGCAAACGCAAACGCATAGATTGTAGATTGGACATACAAGCGCAGTATCTGCCCTTGTTGGCCAGTGATGATCTTGGCAACATAAGGGAGATATAGATGTCTTGGCCCAGCATACTGCCCAACAGCAGTGCTTTTGATGCAGACACAGATTCAGTAGCCGCCAGCAGACCTGAACTGAAAAAGATGTCAGATGCTGTGAACACAATGGCCAGCAATGTGTTCACTGGAGGATCCACCACCGGCACCATCACACCAGATGTGGCCAATGGCGAAATACAGCGCATCACACTCACAGGCAACATCACTATGAATTCTTTTGCCAATGCAGTGGCAGGTCAGCGTCTCATCATGATATTCAAACAACCAGCAGCAGGCCCCACATTTGATCTCAGCAGCAATATGCTGTGGGAGAATGGTGCGGAAAGTCTCACACAGATCAATGGCGCTGTGGACACTGCTGATATCTTTTTTGATGGCACCGACTACTATGCTAGAATGAATTTGGCACACGGTTCAGTAGAAGTGTATGCTATTTCATTGAATCCTCTAAATGAAGATTTAGATGTGAATAATTTTAAGATTGTGAACAATGTTACCAATGGTCACATTCAATTGGAACCCAACGGCACAGGTGATGTGCAATTGAATGCAGACACCGTGCGTGTGGGTGACAGCAATGCCACTGCCACACTCACTACCAATGGCACAGGTAATCTTGTGATGAACACCAACGCGGGCACTAACTCAGGCAATATTACAATCACACAAGGTGCCAATGCCAATATCTCAATCACACCCAACGGCACAGGTGATGTGTTGTTATCGGCAGATACGGTTCAAATTGGTGATTTGAATGCCAATGCCACCATAACCACCAATGGCACGGGTGACTTAATACTCAACACCAATTCAGGCACCAACAGTGCCAGTATTAAGATTAATGACGGCACAACTGGCGACATTGAACTTACAACATCATCCTCTGCTAGGGTAAGATTGAAAACTAACTTAGGCGTTGTAATAGGCGATACCGGGGTTGCGAATGCAACGATTCAAGGGCATATTGGAGGCAGCATCACTATAGCACAATCCGGCACTTCTGATATCTCCTTAACTCCAATATCTGGATCTAACGGTTCAATAAGATTAATCACGCAGGGCACAGGCATAGTGAAATTGGGCGGGGGAAGTCCAACAACATCTACTTTAACCAGCGAAAGCACAAGGTCTCTATTACTTAACACAAATAGCGGCACAAATAGTGGTTTTATAAAAATTACACAAGGTGCCAACGCTGATATAGAAATAGAACCTAATGGTACAGGCAATATTTTGCTAACCACTGATCAATTGCGATTGGGCGATGAAAATACTCAGGCTCGT